CTACATCGGCAACTCTGGCTCCAACAGTTCGCCTTGGTAACTATACCCAGATCATCCAGAAGACCGTTCAGGTTTCGGGTACTTTGGACACAGTAAACAAGGCTGGTCGTAAGTCGGAAAAGGCTTATCAGTTGGCTAAGGCTTCTGCTGAACTGAAGCGCGATCTGGAAACTATCCTGTGCGCTAACCAAGGTCGCTCGGCTGGTACATCGACTGTTGCTCGTAAGTTGGGTTCGATCCTGTCGTGGATCAAGACTAACTCGGACAAGGCTTCTGACGGTTCTGATCCAGCAACTATCGGCGTATCGACTCGTACTGATGGTACTGTTCGTACCTTCACCGAGGCTTTGCTGAAGACTGTTGTTTCTGAGGTGTTCGTATCAGGTGGTTCGCCTAAGATTCTGATGGTTGGTGCTGCTGGTAAGCAGAAGGTATCGTCGTTTGCTGGTATCGCTGCACAGCGTTACATGGCTCCGGGCAATACTCCGACCACCATTATCGGTGCGGCTGACGTTTATATGTCGGACTTTGGCACGATGTCGGTTGTTCCTAACCGCTTCATGCGTACCCGTGATGCTCTGGTACTCGATCCTGAGTACGCAGCACTCGCTTATCTCCGTCCATTCCAGACTAATGATCTGGCTAAGACTGGCGATAGCGAGAACACTCAACTCTTGGCTGAAGTTACGCTCGAAGTCAAGAACGAAGCTGCTCATGGCATCGTTGCTGACCTAGATATGGCTCTGTAATAAGTAGCAAATAGCCCCTGCCTAACGGTGGGGGCTAACTATAATAAGGAAAGCATTTTTGCTCTTGTTATAGGCACACGAAAACAAGGAATTTATGAGTACTCCGATACGGACTCAAACAGCATTTGAAGACGGTGATGGCGGGATTATCATCGAGACTAAGCAGGATGTTACCGAGATCATTGAGGCTAACAAGGCTCAACTTGAATTCGATAAAGAACGCAGAGGCCACTTAAACGAGCTTCATCACGTTGCCAGAATACCCTTTACGGTGATTGACGTACTGAATCAGCAGGGGGTTATGAAGGGCTTTAACGTGGTGGATGAGATCGGGTTTGCTAGGTGGCTGAACGATCCTGATAATGCTGTGTGGAAAACGTACCGGGGAACTGTATGAGAGTAGGAGTTTGCGTACCGTGTAGGGATGAGGTTCATACTGGTTTTGCTTTCGACTTTGCGAGGATGACAGCACACGATGCGTCTGTTCGTTGCAAGGACGGTAAAGGTGGACTAAGCCTTTACACAATGCCGGGAACGCTGATTTTTGACCAACGGGAAAAGCTAGCGCAGGTTGCTTTGAGTGAAGGGTGTGAAGCATTGCTGTTTATCGACAGCGATATGCGGTTCCCACCAGACATCATTGACATCATGTTAAGCCGCGATGTGCCTATTGTTGGGGTTAATGCTACGACCAGAAGGAAGCCTGTCACACCTACGGCAAAGATTTTGACTAGGTACATGGATGGCGAGACTGAGGTTCGTAAGTGGTCGAATGTAGATTCTCGTGGTAAAGAGGGAATCGAGGAAGTTACAGCGGTCGGGTTTGGTGCTGTAATGATCCGTAAGGAAGTATTTGAGAAGACTGGTAGACCTTGGTTTGATGCTGGATGGGGTTCTAACGGTGTCTGTGGTGAGGATGTATATTTCTGCGTCAAGGCTGGTTCTGAGGGCTTTCAGACGTATGTAGACCATGAGCTATCGATGCACATAAAGCACATAGGAACATACGAATATGGCTGGAAGGACTTTGAGCAGTTAGAGGAATAAATATGCCATTTGCAAGCTATTCGGAACTAAAGACTACGGTAGCGAATTATCTAGCCCGTAGTGATCTGACATCGGTGATACCCGACTTTATCCGACTAGCTGAGGAAAGGCTACGTCGAGACATTCGGACTCGGCAGATGTTGATTGTCGCAACGGCATCGACTACAGGTGGTGATTCTACTGTCGGATTACCTACAGACTTCTTAGAGATGCGCGATATTCACCTGAACACGAATCCGGTGACTACATTGCGCTACAAGGCTCCTAATAGCTTCTACGCTGAGTCTAGGGTTACAGAGGGTGGTAAGCCTATCGACTACACGATTCTAGGCTCTGAGATACAGCTAGCCCCATCTCCAGACGGTACTTATGTGCTTCAGATGCTGTACTACGGCAAGCCTACTCTGTTGTCAGATAGCAATTCTAGCAACATCTTCCTAGCGAACTATCCTGATGCTTTGCTGTATGCGTCTTTGGCTGAAGCAGAGCCGTACCTAATGAATGATGCCCGTATTCAGACATGGGCAACCTTATACGATCGTGCTGTAACGGCGATTACGAACTCTGACCAGTCGAGTGAATACAGCGGTCAGCCTATGTCTATGTCTTATAACGTGAGGTAAATCATGGCAGAAATGTCAACATATCTTGAGGATGCGCTTATTAACGCGACTCTGAGGAACACTAGCTACACAAGCCCGTCAGTTGTCTATCTTGGGCTTTATACGTCTGACCCTACGGATGCGGATACTGGGACTGAGGTTACTGGTGGCTCGTATGCTCGTCAGGCTATTACGTTTGGTGCGCCTAGTAACGGCGTGACATCAAATACTGCCGCTATTGAGTTTCCACAGGCTACGGCTAACTGGGGTACGGTTGGCTGGATTGGCATTGAGGATGCACTAACTGGGGGTAACTTGCTTTATCACTCGCCGTTGGATGCGTCTAAAACGATTCAAAGCGGTGACATTTTCAAGATTGCTATCGGTTCGCTGTCTGTGACGCTTGCCTAAATTATGTTCGGCATAAGCGCATACTCGGAGGTTCCATTTTCGTCCCTAGTAGGGGGCGTTACTTTATTTGGTTCCGCGAGTGTAAATGCTTCTGCTACCGTTACAGCTAGTGCAACAAAAACAACATTTGGCGCAAGTGCAATAAGCTGTGAGGCAACGGTTACTGCTCTTGGCGGCGTAGTTTACGACGGTCATGCGTCTGTCAATGCCGTAGCCACAGTATCTGCTAGTGCTTTTGCTATTTATGATGGTGTTGGAGTAATAAGCTGTTCTGCTGACGTAAGTGCTGCGGGAATCGCCATACGATCCGGGGCTGCTGCAATTACTTCTGATGCGTCAGTAACGGCTGATGGCATTAGGATCAGGACTGCAAGTGCTGCGATTACGGCAGATGCAACGGTTACTGCTATTGGTGGTGTTGTTTATGACGGTCACGCTTCAGTTAATGGTATAGCAACTGTTGTATGTGATGGCTTTGGTATCTTCTCTGGCACAGGCAGTGTTAATGTATTAGCAACAATTAGTGCCAATGGTGGGATCATTGGTGAGGAATGGTCTGATGTTGCTCCTGAATCTAATACATGGACTGAACAGATTGCTGTTGATAACGAATGGACTGAAATAGCTGCTGGCTCTAATGATTGGAGTGTTATTTCTGCAAATAACAACAATTGGACTCAGGTAAGTGGGAGTTCTGATAACTGGGCGAGGATGTAATGCCACTTGTTTTAGCTGATAGAGTAAGGGAAACAACAACTACGTCAGGCACAGGCACAGTTACGCTTGCTGGTGCGCAGTCAGGTTTCCAATCCTTTGCGGTCATTGGTAACGGGAACCAGACGTTTTACACCATTGTGGATAGCGTTGCTAATACTTGGGAGGTAGGTGTTGGAACCTATACTTCATCTGGTACGACGTTATCAAGAGATGAAGTTCTTTCAAATTCTTCAGGCACAACGAATAAAATAAACTTTGCATCAAACAGTAAGGATGTGTTTGTTACTTATCCTGCTGGCAGAATTGCAACACATCTCGGCGGCGGTATAGGTGCTTTAGTAGTTAATTCAGATACCGTTACTGAGAGTTGTACTGTTGAATCTGGAACAAATGCGTTTTCTGTAGGGCCGATAACCACTATAAGCGGTAAATCAGTAACGGTGGCTTCGGGGCAAAAATGGCTGATCGTTTAGTTTTGGTTAAGGAAAGAACATGAGCAGCTTAAAAGTTCAAGGCAACGCAAGCGGTACAGCTACACATATTTTGCAGTCTGCCAATACGAATACCAACTTAACGCAGACATTGCCGAGTGTAGACAATGTAACTCTTGGGTATCTGAATATCCCTCCCGTTGGAACCAAGATTACGATTCCTGATGCGACGTTCTCCGAGGGAGATGCGATTGTCATTGCCAACAATACTAGCGGTAGCATAACAATTACCTGCTCGATTACGACGGCTTACATTGCTGGCACAGACTCAGATAAAGCTACGATGTCTTTAGCAACTAGGGGTGTTGCATCGATTCTATTTCTTAGTGGTACTGTTTGTATCGTATCGGGGAATGTCTCTTGAGTGGAATTCTTACATCGTTTATTGGTAGGGTTGCTAGTGTTGTCACTGACGCCTATTTCAACCTAGTCACGCTCCTACTGCCCGGAAATGGCACTAACGGCGCACAGAACAACACGTTCCTAGATTCATCTACCAACAACTTCACCATCACTCGCAACGGCAACGCGACGCAGGGTACGTTCTCACCGTTTAGTCAGACGGGGTGGGGAGTTTATTTTGATCGTGGAAGATTGACCACAACACTTACAGGAAAGTCGGCTGGTACTGGTTCTGTGACGTATGAACTGTTTTTTTACTC